ACAAAGTAAGAATTGAACAATTTACGGTCAGCCCGCAATTAAATGCTGTGATGATTCATTATTCACGAGGCTACAATGACGAAAATGGACAATACGTCACAAAAGAATTTGATAGCGTCGACATTAAAGGCACAAGTTTCAACGCAAGTCTTTACGAAGAAGTCAAAACTACGTTATATAATTTATTAATGTCAAAATTATCACAATAATTTTACTTCAATATTTCATAAATTATTTTTTCACAATGGATGAAAGTATTCAAAGATATATTTCACAAGTCGATTTAGAAGAGATAAAACAATTAAAACAAAAGTTAAGATTTACGGAATTACAACACAAAGTTTTGGAGCAAGAATACACAATCTTAATTTTAAGAACATTCATAAAAAATAGAATGAGTGACAAGGACTGTTTTGATGAAGAAACAGGTTTGATTAAACAAATAGAACAATAAATTTATTGTCAAAAGAATAAAAGGGAGGTTTTTAGCCTCCCTTTTATTTTTAATTTCATTATGTTTAGTTCACTTCTTATCAACTGGCAGGTTAGCTGAAACACTAGAAACAGGAACTGTGCCAGTAACAGCAGGGGATGTCGCAGAAACTGTGGGAACTACAGTAGGAACAGCTTCCGCAGTCACAACAGCAGATGCTGATGAATCAACAGAAACAGGATCTTTTCCATGACAACCAAAAACACAACATCCAATTGCTAAAAATAATACAAAATTCTTCATTTTTTCTCCTAAATGTAACCAAATGTAATCCTATAGATTAGGCGATTATAAAGTATACCTGAATCAATCGGTTGTACCAAAATATTACAACTTGTTACAATGCTGATTCATATATGAATCATATACAATGATAATTTTTTGATCAACGTCTCTTTGATCTCTTTCTCGAATATAAACCGGGAACCTAACCCTACCATCTTTCGTCAATCCGTCTCCTGTAAGAGGATCAGGTTGACCTTCCATCTCAATGATTCGTCCAATCCATGAATCCGGATCTAGATTGATATCGGCCTTCAATTTGTCAGTAAATCCACCGGCCACTCGAGTCACCACACCGTTCGGCAGGACGACCTCAAAGCCACCCCACAGGCCCTCACGCTTGGAGCCTCGACGGCCCTCGTAGTGACCCACGATAACTCCTTCGTAAGTGGCGATAGGTTTCATTTTTCTAATATTAGAAGATCTTTTAAAGAGGTACGGAGCCACCAGGTCCTTCACCATGATGCCCTCGTAACCGGCGTCGGTGTCATGCAGGTAGGCGGCGAGGAGTTCCTCCTGATCATTGACGAGTCGACCCTGAACTTGTACCACAGCCGGGTCTCCGACCTGCGATACCAATTCCTTGGCGAGTTCCAACCTGTCCTCGAGGTCGAGGTGGCTCTCCTGGTCTCGCCAGTCCTCGAATGGTAGGGCGTCGAAGACGTGAAAGACCATTTTCGAGTCGTCCTTACCTTTCTTATGGGACATGACTACCGAAGCTGAATCATTCCACGTTTCACCCATAATTTCGCCGTCGAGGATGAACTCGTCCCACGGAGCCGATTCGAGGAGAGACTTGATCCGGGGTAGGGTCTCGAGGGCGGTACCGTTGCGGGTGAACATCGTCACCTCACCGGAATGTTTCACGGCCACACACCGGAGACCATCGAGCTTCGGTTCTACCCACGTCGGGTACAACACAGGTTCGCAGATGATGATTCCTTTGCCGTCCTCGTGCCGAGTCTCTAGGGTCTCGGCTAGTTGAACCGAGAATCCAACGATGGCACCGGGCCACACCTTGTTGACCGTGGTGGACTGGACGCCACACCGGAGGTTCTTCAGGAGGATCCTCTGGCACCACTTCTGTTGTGGTCCGGTCATGTCCATGAAGAGCCGGACCACGAGGTCCTTGGCGGCATTGCCGGTCACCTTACGAGTGGAGAGCTTTTCGTAGATATCCTCTAGGAAATGCTCTAGAACGAGATCATCTGCGCCGATCCCGTCTGCCTTGGGCATCTTGAATTTGTTGACGTAGTAATTGATGTATGGGTCACCAGCGGCCACGAAGACCTTCTTGAGGAGGTCGTTGGTGACCTGCGACTCAAGAAGTTCCTCTTTGAATAGACGGGAATTGTTGGCCTCGAGCTGCTCCAGGATGTCGATGACTGACTGCATAAGACTAGTATACCATCTAGTGGTGCAATGTTTGCACCTAATCAATGATCAATCCCAATAGTCTTTTTTGAATTCAAGCTTCATCTCTTCGACGATTGAAGAGATTTTCTCAACAGCTTCCTTGACGATCGGTCCATCTTTCTGAGGATCATTCAACTTCAATGTTTCGATGGATTCAACTATCTTGCTCAAGGCAGATGCATTATTGATCGTTCTGATTGCACGCTGCTTCTTTTCAGCTGATGGCTTATCTGACGACTTATCTAAAAACTCCGTTGATCGACGCGTCTGATTACCGATCTTCTTCATCTCGACGTCATAAACTAAGACTCTTTTCATTGAAAACTCACTCCATCACTGCGGGTCTGACGGCTCCTGTTCGGATCTCTTCATCAGTTTCTTTTGCTTCTTGGTCATGATCTTTGATTGACCAAATGATGCATCTTGCAGAACGACTGAAACTTCAGAATCGCCTGATTCATCCATGACAGATAACTGCGGTTGAAACTCTTCAAAAGAATCTTCATCATCGGTCATCGACTGGCCTGTAGACTCTTCAATCACCGGTGCAGGAGGAATCACGACCACACCCGCGGCCGGATTCGAAACATATCTATCTACGCACTCAGTAAAAGATGACTGATGCGGCGTCAAAACGCCTAATCTCTTACACGTGCTGTCCAATCCTTCGTAAGTTGTGATTCCTCGATCCTTAAGGAACTGTTTCAACGTTGACTTTCGTCGACGAAGAAGATCCTCAAGTTTGATCTGAGATTTTTGTTGATATTTCGTTGCCTTCATGTTCAATGTTTCCTCACTGTTTCTAGGTCTTGTAGTAGATCTGCGATTCCGCTCTGGAACATGGGGGAACGAGCGACGACGTCCAACCTTTCATCGGTCATGTCAATTCCGTACTGGTTAGTAATTGCCTTGGCGAACTTGCGCATGACTCGTAGCACGTAGTTTCTCGCAGAGGAGTGATTCATTGTATATCCAATCTCAGTCATTGTATCTGCGATGTCTCGATAGTTGACGCCATCGTCAACGGTTGCGTATCCGTTATCGAACCTTTTACCTTTTTTCATCATGTGATCAGGCATCCTTCTTTGATTTTGGGACGAGCTTGATGTATGGTGCAGATGACATCTTGGGAGCAAAAGATGCATTCCTCAGGATCTGCATCCTGTTGCTGAAATCCTCCTCAATGTCATTCTGTTTCTTGTTCTGCTTGTGAACGAAATCTAGAACGTCTAGGTACAGCATCGTACGAAGACGATCATGAGAGTATCTCATGTACAGAGCATGTCCTAAGAACATGATCATCGTGAACAGCAAGTTAGCGCTGGGGGTCTGCAAAAACTCAAAAACTTTGTTCATCACTTCATTCCTTCTCCTGATGCAATCATTTCCAGTTCTTCTGGAGAGACAGCGTAGCTATCATCATCCATGATATCGTCGACAAGTCCAAATCGAAGCCGCAGGATTGCAGCCTCCTTTGGAGTCAATTGTTCCAAGACTCCTCTTGCAACGTTCATCAACTGTTGAGATGAGATCATCTCAAGAGGGTTCAACGAATTGTGATCGACAAGTTTATCTTCTAGAGTGTCAGATCCAGGATCTGCGGATAGCGGCTGGTCAAGCGAGATGATGTGGCGTCCTGCGAACGTCGTTGCGTTGTATACTGCATCAGATGTACCTGTCATCTCCTTCAATTCTTCGATCGATGGATCACAACCCATCGTCTGACGATACTCCTCTGCAGCTGCAGCCATCTTCTTTTGAGCGGTCACTGCGTGTGCAGACATCCTGACGATTCGTTTACGCTTTAAGATGTACTGACCGATAGCTTGCTTCACCCACCAGGTCGCATAGGTTGAGAACCTGAATCCCTTCGTCCAGTCAAACTTCTCGATCGACTTCATGAGTCCGAGGTTACCCTCTTGGATCAAGTCTTCGATCGGAATGTTGTATCCCTTGTACTGTTTCGCGATGTAGACGACGAGTCGTAGGTTGGATTCAACGAGCTTCTTCTTTGCTCTGTCTGCCGCGCCGCCGCCGGTACCGTACTCCTTGAAGAGATCGACCATCTCGATGTGAGACAGCTGAGGATATCGTTTCAGAGATGCCAGGTAGTTGGTCATCACGTTTCGATCTTCGCTTGAGATGACCGCTCGGCGAGGTGAAGGTGTCGTTGCTTTTTGTAGTTGCATGTTCAGTTAAGCTCCGTAGATGGGCCACTGGACAACCAGGTTGCATGAGCTGCGCGTCGGTTCGTGCGCATGTGCATCTCTCGTTGAACATAGCACATCTCAACCTCCCATAGGTAGGGATTCAATCCGTAACGTCCTACGTGACCGATCGCATCGTTCAACGATCGACCGAGACCATGCAGGTCTTCTTCATCCAGAGTTGCGAGGAAATCAGTATCGAACTTGTCGGGGAATGGAACGGGAGACTCAAAGTCGTCTCCACCCGCCTGGGTCTCGTAGCTCTGGTTCTCATCAGCGATCTGGTTCTTGTTCTTGTTCTTGTTCTTCTTACCCATGTTTTTGCCTTTCGGCCTCCTGTTCTTATCTTAACGTACCTTGTTGTTGGATTGCACCGACGGAATGATAATCATCAAACCAGCGGAATGTCAAACTTTTTTGCCATGTCAAAGACAGCGAGGTTCTTGTGCTTCGCTTCAACCTCGACATCGATCTTGCTTTCCTTGAGGAACTTTAGCTGAACGTCAGGAACATAGTGGATCATGTTGCTGTGCTTCCGGCGGTCGGCGAAAGATCCACCTTCAAGACCCGGTTCAGTGTTGCTGATGTGTTGCAAGGGCCGAATCCCGTCCGGCCACGTTTCCATTGTGGCATACATTGCCTCTTCCATCGACAGAGAATCATCGTTGAAAACATGATGATGCGTGTCGAAGACGACCGGAACACCTGTTTCTTTGTGCACATCAAGAAGATCGATAACGCTGTATCCGGATTCATCATTCTCGAGAGTCATTCGGTATCGAATTGAATCTGGGAGATCGTTGATTCTTCGAATGAGTGCCTCCGATCTACCTGACTTTCCACCATGAATATTGATTGCATATCTAGGAGAACGATCGAGCCCCATCGTGTCGAACATCCAGGCATGAATGTCGAGTTCGATGATCGCTTTCTTCATGACAGAATCTGAATCTGATGACAGGACGCAGAACTGTCCAGGGTGCGTCGTCACGCGCAATCCATGCTCATTGATGATCTGTCCGGTACGGACAAGAGCTCTCGAGAGGGCTTCGTTTCCTTTCCATAGGGATTCAGACACCTGATCCGCCAGCGGAAACATCGCAGAAGAGATTCGGAACAACTTGACACCGCTGCGAGCGATTCGAGGCAGCATCTCGTTCAGTGCACGTACGTTGTGTTCGTACGTGCCGCTGATCTGTTCTGCAGAGTACTTGCCGGTTCGATACCGACCCAGCTGCAAGGTGCGTTCGTCCATTGCATTGTACATCTCAACTCGACCGGATTTTGGCAGCGTACGTTCATCTAGCCAGTGACAGCAGATACCTAAAGCCATGATTCAACCCTATACTGTGGTCATGTTCGTTTGCACCGAATGCCGATCTTTTAGATCACACCTGCACTGCAATGATTGCGGTGTCCGGAAACTCAGCATTCAGTGCCTCAACCGAGGCGACATATTTAGGAGCATCGTCAAAAAACTCGACCCGTCGATATCCCTTGGACGAAACCTGATCACGAATGACGCGGGCCTTGGCTTCAGGATCGCTCGTTCCAACGGCATAGACTCGAACGTTTATTCCTAAAGTCGACAGATAATCTTCGACGGGGATGGGATTACCACGAGCTGTGAGGACGAAGACGTTCTCTGCGCCTAATTTTTCAATTGAATGTTTCATCTTGGCGATCATTGACTTGATCGGTCGAGGATTGATCACCTGTTCAAACTCAGAGTAATCGTATACGTCATCTAGACCTCTCTCATGAGATGCATAGTCATGTGGTGTCAAGGCAAGCCTGGATCCGTTCGACTTCTCTACGTATACGTAAGAATCTGTGTGAACAAGCGTGTCGTCAAAGTCATAGACGTGAAGCTCATCAGGTGGTCTGCGACGAGACAGCAACCTGTCATAGACGCGGTATAAGATGTCTTTCATCGTAGAATTGATACTATACCACCTCTGGAAAATATACAAGCATGACTGGATGCATCATGTTCATCATCAAGTATTCTTGAAATAATTATGTGGTTGCAACAATACCTGAATTACGATGATTCATCCTAAGGTCATGATGTCTTTATATGCAGGTGTGATGATGTGATCGATCGGTTCAGGAGACATTATCGACTCGAACAACAGTTCGAGAGCTCGAGCGTGTGGTTCGGACCCGGCCGCGGCAAGCGCTGCCGCCTCACCCCGTATCACGCCTGCGACTCGAGTGACATCGAGAACCACGCCGTCGTCGGTTCGAACCCCGCGGGCGATCCACTGCCACAGCAGGGCTCGATTGATCTCTGCCGTCGCTGCATCCTCCATCCGACCGTCCAGGGCGACGCAGCCTGAGCCGTGCAGCCAAGAATCGAGATACAAGAGGGTCCCACGAACTGCATCTCGTACGCCGTCCAGGGTGACGTGTCCCGGAATGGGGCGTGTCACGAGATCGACGTCCAGGGTCTCAGGACCAGGAATGACCCATCGTTGCTCACGAGACCACTGCAGAGACCCCGTGAATGCATTGAGCGCCGTCGTAACGAGGTCCGGATGAGCGACCCACGTTCCGTCATGACCCAGGGTCACCTCACGGAGCTTGTCGTTGTGAACTGCCTCAAGGGCTCGTCGTGATCCGTCAGGGTCCTTCCGAGACGGCACGTGGGCTGCCATTCCACCGATCGCATGGGCACCGCGGCGATGAGCCGTGCGCACGACCCAGCGGGCATACTCAGCCAGAGGCCCAGTCTCCATCGTCATCTGTGATCGATCCGGTAGGACGTACCCGGCATCACGATGGAGGGTTCGAATGAGCGACAGCATGTAGTCCCAGCGGCCGACGTTCAGGCCGGTGAGACGCTCACGAAGGGCCCAGACGATCGGTTCGAGTCGTAACAGGGCCGGCAGAGTCTCGACGAGAACGGTGACGCGGATCGAACAGTCAGGCAGCTGAAGCTCTTCTTCGCACCATCTCAGGACTCGTGACCAGAACCGTGCCTCAAACTCAGTCTCAAGCTTCGGTAGGTAGAGGTAAGGACCGGATCCACGTGCGAGCAGCTCGCGTGCATTGTGATGCAGAAACAACCCGGCATCGAAGAGGGCGGCAGGTACAGGTGCATCATCGACTCTGTAATGTGCCTCGATCATGTGCAGGCCTCGAGGCCGGTAGTGCAGCACGGTTTGAGATCCGGGATCAATCGCGTGGATCGTTCCGTCCCGGCCCTCTGCTCGTAGGGACCGCCGAACGATCCCGATGAGGGTCTCTTGGGTCCGAATCACATTCGACCACGTCGGTGCCAACGAGTCCTCGCCATCGACCATGTAGCCCTGGGCACCGCAGTTCATCGCAGTGATCGCCATCTTGGGATCGACACCAGGTCCGGTGATCTCTACCCGACGATCGATCAGATCCATCGGTACCGCCCGGACTCGCCACAGGGGATTTTGAAGGGCCCATGTCACCGGCAGGGATGTGTAGGCCTCGATCCCTCGAGGATCTGACCTGAGGGCGGCTCGCTCACGAAGGAGGGTCTGCAGCTCATCTCTGAACTGCCTCACAAGACGATCGATGAACTGTGTCGACCACGGATCGATGATGGTGGCGGGTGTCATGGGGTTGTGTGTCATCATTATATCCATCGGGGTAGGATGCGTACACGGTCAAGGAGATGATCCTGAAACGATGTACGGACAGTGTCGGCACCTGCTGTTGCAACAATATCCTCTTCTCAGGAGAAAATCGCTCGTCAGGACGAGACGTCTCGTCTCAGGATCGATGTAATAGTCAGACCCGAGGATGAGCTTCATGGCGGCGGTGACGGTGATGGATCCGTCGGCGGAATCGGATCTGGATCTGTGTCCGGCGGAGGATCGATGTTCGGCCTAGCGGTGACGACCTTCAGACGCGCGGCCGCTCGGCGGGCTTCGTATCGCACTGCTCGGCGAACCTCTTCACGGATCAATCTCTTCATGTTCTGTTGCTTCATGATATAAAGTATGGTCGCTGATTGAATTTTGCGTAAACCTCAAAAGCATGAACGGGACGACTCTCATCATCCCGTTCAATCATCTCAATGATTCTACATCAAAGCTTCCAGGTATACCCACAAACCATTGAAGTTAAATATTAACCTGGGAGATGGATGGTAATTTCAATTTCTAAAGTTTGCTCTTATCAAATTTCTTTAAGACAGGATCCCAGGCTGCAATGATTTTGCTCTTCAATGCATCATGTTGACTCATCTCTCTTCTATATGCGCCTGGATCATCTGATTGTTGGGCAATGAAGCTCATCGTTGCAAGGTCAATACCTAATTGATCCTTGGCGGCGGCGATCGCCTCCCGCTCAGTTGCTGACTTGGCCATAGAAGCCTCTTGTCGGGCCTTCTCGGTGGTACCGGCCATTTGGGCAGCCTTCAATAAATCCTGGCCAGAAACGCCTGATGCGCTGGGGTTTTTACGAAGGTGGAATGAGATCGCGTTCGATGATAGGCCAAACCTCTCCGCGACCTTGTCTGATACATCTCGAACATCGGCAGGTGAGACAACCCCAGCCGCAGACATGGCGTCCCATGCATCTGCTAGGGATTGAAGTAGCTCAGGATCATTGGATGATCTCTTCATGAGACCGAACCATGATCCAGCGATTCCAGAAAACTGAGGTGCATCAGCTTCGCTCAATACTCTGCTGATCTCTTCCTTGATGACACTGCGTAACTGTCCTACTGCGATCTTCATTGTCTTGTTCGGTGCTCCAATGCCCTTAAATATTGTCGATAAATGATGTTTGGTTTTTCAACCAAAAAATTTTCCCGAGATTTTCGAGAGCCGCCGCGGCCTGGGGAGATTGCGATGGGTCGGAATTGCGGCCGTTTTTGGCTCGAAATATCTCGAGATGCGTGAGCGACCTTAGCCGGCGCCACCGCCTCCAGAGGCCCCACAAAAGTTGCTCTCCAAGGGGGGAGGCCCCGGCCCCTTTTAAGGGGCCCGAAGTGGGGCCCTTGTATGGGGGGCCCGTCACCGCTTTCGATGGGGCCGCCTCGGGGCCCGTGATCGATCGCAGCGGGCCCCCCTTGAGGGCCTGACGTGCTCTGTGTCCCTGTGGAGGTTGAGGACCCCGTGTTCCGTGTCGCTGATCGTGTAGATCACCTTCGTGACTCCTGCCGACCTGAGGCGCTTCTGACACGTGGGGCAGGGCCGTGCCATTCCCAGCGATCCATCGTGGCGTACGCGTGCGACCCAGACCGTCGACCCGGGCGTCAGCTTGTTGCATAGCCGCGCCTCGGCATGGACCTCCGGGCACGGGTAGGGTGACGGTCCGTTCGTCGATGAGACCAATGCCCCGTCGTTCCGTATCCCCACCGCGCCGAGGCGAAAGGATCGTCGATCGTCCTTCCGTAGGGCGGTGCCTGCCGCCATGCTGAGCATGTCCTCGTCCGCGAAGGTGGGCATCTTCAGCGGCCTCGGCTCATCGACCAGATGTCACCGGCGAGGCGGTTGGTGATGATGAACGACGGTACGGCCGTGATCATCGCGGCGATGGTGAACGCCTCAGGTGAGAGAGGGAAGATGCCGCACAGGGCACCGATGAAGCCGAGGACGATCGCTGAGCCTCCCCACGTGACCGGCAGGATGATGAGCCAAGCTGCGACGGCCGTCGCCCGTGGGTACGCCAGGGCGATGATCACCAGAACGATGAAGATGCCGAGGTTGCCGAAGAGCCATGATACGCCGCCTGCGATGAGCCATTCCATGTTGAGCCTTCCTTGTCGTTGGATGTCGTGGTCCCGGCGGTTTGAACGTGATCGCCCCGCCGGGCGGTGCCGTGATCAGCCGAAGGAGTAGGAGCCCTTCTCGAAGAGGCCGCCTTGGCCGATGCCGAGGATGAACGTCTTGCCGGAGCAGCCGAAGCGGTTCTTCTGGATCTCGAAGAGGCGCTCACCGTACGTCTCGGAGTTCTTCTGTTCGTCGATGAAGAGGTGGCCGTGAGCGTCGACGGCGTGCTTGATCTGCTGCTTGCCGGCGAAGTCGCCACCCTTGGTGACCTGGCCGATGACGAGGGCGATGCCGTACGTCTCCTTGCACCAGTTGGTGATCATCTCGATGGCGCGGACCTGAGTCATCGAGTTTGTGTGGCCGTCCTTGTACTTGCCGTCGTCCAGCGTTTGGAGTGAGTCGAGGATGAGGAAGACCTGCTTCT